GGATTTTCAAAACTACTAGGTAAATCAGCAATACTGTAAGTCATATGTTATCTCCTCGGTTGTTGATATTAAGGAGCAGTAAATATGCCAAAAGCATATAAAAAAATTATATTCAATAACTTAGATGCGGGTGGGTCAAAGACGAAAGTCGTTAACACACAAACCAGCGTCCACTCTTGTCTTTTTCTGCGTTTACGGAATTTTCAGCTAAAAACGCACATCATCGCGATACGCGAAGTGTTCTTTTTCTGGTTGCATCCAATTCTTCAGCACAGAGCGCATGAAGATAATTTGAAATTCAAGGGGCAGATAGTCGGGTGCCCTGATCGGCCCGATAAAATCGGGATCATACTCTGACATAACGTTCTCCTTGTGTTGGCTTCCCTAGAGTCAATCAAACTTTACCGCTTGGTCAAATATAAACGTGCTTTGTTAAGTTTTAATCAAAGTTATGCCTTAATTTTGTGCGGTTTTCGTCAATATCTGCCCAATATTTTAACATTAAAATCGGACACAATTATCCATGTCGCAAAAACGTAGAACAGACAAATCCAGTACGACAGCAGCCGTTCAAGGTTTCGCAGGTGTGATGTCTGATGTGCCGCTTCCTGATGGGATCGAACTTCGATCAGATTTAGAGCGTACAATATGGCACCAGTTTTCACGCGCCCGCGCACGCTAAGATTGGCGTGATATGGACCTAATCTTGCTGGCTAAAATAGTGCGCATGGAAGCCGACATCCGCACTGCTCAAACAGAGTTAGACGATGTCGGAATGATGGTCGAAAACAAGCGTGGGACACCGATCCCAAACCCGCTGTTGTCGGTCATTGATACACTCGAACGAAGGCAGCTTGCGGTCATCCGCAGCATGTCCCTCAACCAGACTGCTTCCGATCCCCGAACACTCAATGGCTTCGCAAAGCTAGAAACGAAAGCACGTTCAGCGATTGCGAAGGTCGGAGCAAACGATCTTATTGCTAGGCCGCAGTGAGATTGTTGAGCTAACTCACAATCAATAACGCGCCTAAAAACAGGACACATGGCACAGCAATAATGCTAATTTGTACTACGCGCCATAAGTGTGCGATAGGTGCATTATCCTTAGACATAATGAGATAGCGATACCGTAAGGTAAAGCATCGCTGCTCCTGAGCTAAGTATAAACGCATAAGCGAATGTCATCGGAGATGGTTTCGTTCTCTTACGATTGAGCCTTCGGTATTGCAAAAGCAACCCGCTCGCGGAAAAGGTATTCATGATCTGCCTCAGTTTTATAGTTATATATCTGAAAACATACACCAAATTTTTGTAAAATGCAAATTGGTAAGATATTATGAGATGCGGAGAAAAGGTTTGTCAGTTTATTGAACGCTATTGTCTGATCCCAGAAGGCAGCAAAGTTGGCCAGCCGATAAAGTTGTTAGACTTCCAGCGTAGGTTCGTTCTCGACGTCTACGACAATCCAGCGGGTACCTCTCGTGCTTATCTTTCGGTGGCTCGAAAAAACGGTAAGTCGGCACTGATTGCAGCTATCGTCCTTGCTCACTTGGTGGGACCAGAGGCCAAGCAAAACAGCCAGATCATCAGCGGTGCGCGATCTCGCGATCAGGCGTCATTGGTTTTTAAACTCGCTGAAAAGATGGTCAGACTGTCGCCGCAACTGTCAAATATTGTGCGGATCGTCCCAAGCCAGAAGTCATTGATCGGTTTGCCCTGTGCTGTTGAGTACAAAGCGATCTCTGCTGAAGCACGGACTGCGCACGGGCTGTCACCTACCCTAGCCGTGCTTGACGAAGTCGGGCAGGTGCGTGGTCCTCACGATCCGTTCGTCGAGGCTATTGAGACGGCTCAAGGTGCTCATTTGTATCCTCTTTTGATCGCCATTAGCACTCAAGCCGCGACGGACGGTGACCTACTCTCGCTGTGGCTAGACGATGCTGCCAACTCTGCTGATCCGCGGATCGTGTCGCATCTCTACACCGCACCGAAGGATTGTGAGATTACAGATCGGAATGCGTGGGCTGCAGCTAACCCAGCGATGGCTTTGGGATGCATGAGTGTGGACGATTTAATACAGCCGACGTCACCGTGGGATGATCCAGATTTCAAGTTGGCTGTTTAATCTTCAATTGGTCGAGGATGCACGTACCATCTCGTAATTTTACCATCAGATTTTGTAGCGAAGAAGAAACACTTACTTCTCCATGGACCGTCATCACCGTTGCCCCAAGCCATGTGGGTTCCCGCAATGCTATCAGCTTCGTCGTGAATGATGGTGTAATCTTTACAGCCATGACACCAGTCAGTTTCTGACCAATCAAGTACCTCTTGCTTATTCATCGTTTGATCATCGCCAGTAAAATGAATTGTGCAATTACCCGCTAAAACAGCAGCAAGGTAGGATTTGTCGTTCTTTGAAAACGAATTGTTGAACGCGTCTAGGTAGTCCGTTGCAGATGGCATTATGTAGTCTCCTAACATCAGTGTAATCGTAGCTATTTAAGAGTATCTTTCAGCATGTGCATTTTAGCGTCATTGCTGAGAGACACTGTTACTCCCTTCGCAATGGTTTGCGCAGGCGTTTCCTTTTCTTCATGCGTTAACGACGGCTCCAGCCTCGCAACACGTTGCAAAGCTGCGGATAAAATCTTGGTCGTATTCGAAACGTCAAAAGCCATATGGTTAAGAAAACACGGAGTAGCCGCGTTTGGCAACGTCAAAAGGATAAACCATCGGTGTGAAATGCATTGATCCAAAAATGAAAGACGACGATGCATTTTAGGGCTGTGGGCTAACCTAGCGACTGGACCCATTCGTATTTACGTCTCTCTCAGTGATGTCAAACTCGCTTGTCCGGACTGCTTCGGTGGCGTTGCGTCGAGACGTCGGTAGGTCACCCAAGTACCTTGAAGACGTGAACTGAATTTTTTGGTCATGGGACAGGCTTGCGATCGGGTTGTCGCTTGCTATCAAATTATCATTTTCTTTTGTCATTTTCCCCCCAATTGCGGAATACTTTGCTGCAATAATTATGCCACCGTGATGTCATAGAGAGCGTGGAAGCCCATGGATAAGATAGTACCATTGGAGCTTATGGTTTGCCTACCGTATCCAAGGCATCCTTATGCAATTTGAGTTGCTGCTTCACTTTCGGATCATCTAGTAAAGGATTGCCTTCATGATCGCGCTTGCTAGCGATTTCTGCCGCAAATTTTGATCGACAACTCTCACTAAACTCAGTGAACGTTATTTTCCGTTGTTCAAATTTATTTTTAGTCAGCATCAAATGTCCCCCCAGACACAGTACCGATAAGTCTCATATCGATACATAATACACGGGGTCAGTCAATAGCTAAGGACTAGCGGACACAAACCAGCGTCCAATCTCGTTTTCTTTGCATAGACAAAACTTTTAGCTAGAAACCCGAAGAGTAAGAAGAGTGAGTGATGCAAAAATTTCTAGAAGCGCGTTGCAACGTACCAAACTAACATTGGCAATTCAGGAAACAATATTACAAGCGCCAAGGCAAAACGTTGAAGTTTTGGATCAGTCAATCTTTGCGCTTGAGCTAGATCAAACAGCTTAATAGCCCGCAATTTCTGCGCTACATAAGTCATAGTACTGCCTCAATAATTTATTTTTTTCTTTACGTTAACCAAAGTTGCAGCTGAAATCTTGTCTTTATTATACACAGAATAAAACATGTGTTCGCGTAGCAACAGATACACAAATAGCCGAAGGTGCGAAGTAATTTTAATAGTCGCACAAAAATCCTCTTTCGAACAGAATGCTTAAATAATGGGATTAATGGATTTGCTTCGGCGCAATAATAGTTTGCCGATGGGTGGGCTGTAGGGGATAAGCGAACAACCCACCCAAAGGCAAATATAGGGCGGCATTCGCCGCACCATGCAAGTTTTAACGACTTAAATTTCTAAACATTTAGAGAAACATAATTAGGACAAGCGAGTAGATCGGCAGTCTTTAATCATGAAACAGTCGTAGGTGGACAATGGCAAGAGCAAAGTGAAATGCCTTGAGGCCATTATGATAGGTACATCAGCTTCCGTCATTGCCATGCTGGTTATTGTGCTGACGCGGATGCCCTAGCTGTATTCCATTAGAGTGAATGCTTCTTTCTCTTGTTCAATGTAACTTTTGCCAGCTTCAGTCAAATAGCCGTCTTCACAGATAAAGCCTTGGTTCTGTGCTATCTCAAGTGCGGTGAGAATGCGTTGTGTTTTGTGCTGTTCGCCGATGTGATTAAGCAACCACTCACGCGCCCAAAATTCTTTCATGCTAGTCATGCTATGTATCTCCAATGTCAGGTTTTAATGGTAGTGTTGCATGACGTATTCTTGGTCATACCCAAGTGCATCAGGATCACGGCTTGCTACTCGATAGAAATTACGACCTAGCACGGTGATGCAACCATCCGTGTCCAGATAGCCAGCGTCTCGCGCAAATAATATAATATGATCGATGCTATGTGTGCCGATTGTGTGTCCGAGATGACGTAGCAGCCATTCCCTTTCGACGTATTCATTTCTGATTGCCATGAACCAGTGCCTCCATATGGAGTAACGCGTCGAATAGTACGACCCTACAGGTTTCTCAAATAATAGCAAAGGTTATTATATGGACCCGCTGACAGCATTGGCAGCGATCAAGAAAGGTGTGACTGCGGGCAAGCGACTGCACAACTTGTCTAAAGAGATCGCTGGGTTTTTTGCCTATCAGGAGCTGCGGAAGATACGCCGTGAAGTCATCGCGCAGCGCAAGGCAGCAGAGCGACAGGCTGAGGCCGAAAGAGAAAAATTTCAGGAAGATGTAAATACCATCTTGATAATCCTAACGCCGCTATTTATCTGCACGGCCGGAGCATATTTTGCGCTTCATTTATCAGGACGGATTTAGATCAATTGCAACTCGTTGGGCGTAAGCAAAAGTGGGTTTTATATGATGAGGCTGGCTATGTTGTGATCATAGCGAGCGATCTAAACATTTGTCGTAACATAATGAAGCGGATGCAAAATGAACGATCTAATTCCAGACAAGCAGGCGTACCAGCTCAATAAACGTCGTATGGCGTGGACCGCGCTTGGTATGATGATAGTGTCTACGATTGCAGTGTTGATAGAACCTACCAGAATGGCCGAAGCAGATGCCGTGCTGATGTTGATGTATGGATCGCTATCGGCACTGGTTGGCGCTTACTTCGGCTTCTCTGGTGTGGCTGCGTCAAAACGATGAGATACTTGAGAAAGCTAAAGGGATGATCGTTTAATTTTGAAACGGTATCTTATTAGCTTCTTGATGTGCCATAAACTGCGCGGTGACAATCAACGCCCTTACCATTTTTTGGGTATTGCTCATGGCAGTCCAGTCGTCTGGATCACCACCGCACAAAGAACAGTCGCACTTGTAGTCTTGGGGTTGCTCAGCCTTATCGCCGAACCCGTATAAAGGTGTCATTTTTTATCCTAACTGGCTTACCATTGACCGTTTCGCGTGTATTCAGGCACGACCCTTGGTGAGCTGACAGACGTCATAGCATTGGCAAAACCCGCCCGTCAGCTAGCTGGTCGAAACTACTCGACCATGTTGAGAAGGTGATGCAGGCGATCG